CGATGCAGCTCCTGATTTAGAGGGAATTGCTAAGTCTTGGATGGATCTCAGAAAGCAGATATCGCAAGGCAAGCACAAAGCACCAGCAGATGGTAAGTACGATGCATCCGCATTTGGTGCTATCCCTGAGAATGACCCAGTTCGTAGTCACGTTATGAGCTGGGCGCAAGAGAATGGGATATCGCAACTCGCTTTAGATAGTTTGGTTGGTAAAGTAGTTGGTATGGGTGCAGAGAAAGTAGAGACTGTTACCAGATCACTTGCTGAAGAGAAAGCATCCCTTGGCCCTAATGCAGATGTCATTATTAAAGGAATGACAGATTGGGCTAGAGGTTTGGTCAACAAGGGTGTATGGGGCAAAGATGACTTTGAAGAGTTTAAGTATATGGGCGGTACTGCCAAAGGCTTAAAGGCTTTGATGAAACTGCGTGAGACCTATGAGGGGTCTCGTATCCCAACAGAGTCTATGCCAGTTGAGGGCGCTCCATCCAAAGATGAGCTGTATCAAATGGTTGGTGACCCTAAGTACAAAACGGATCCATCCTACCGCGCCAAGGTTGAGAAGATGTTTGCTCAGAATTTCGGTTAATATAAGGAATCTCCTCACGAGAGTGACCCTTGCCCCGGTGCAGTTTGCCGGGGTTTTTTATCCACATTTAGTAGATGTAAAAAATATTTCACTAGATGTTGTATTTTTCCTACATTTCTGCTAGAAACTCATTAAGGCATACCATTTAGTTGGCCCTTGATGCAGATTAATCTGACGATTGGCTACCGCAAGTAGCAAGCGTAGGCCCTGGCAACAGGCACACCAAAGCAAAAACCCAATTTATTTTTTTACCTATTTAGGAGAAACACATGAGCATTTCATTATCTAATGCCTTTGTTACCCTCTTTGATGCTGAGGTAAAACAGGCTTTCCAGGGCAAAGCAATGCTGGTTGGTGCTGTTCGTCAGCGTAAAGGAGTAGAAGGCTCTACAGTTAAATTTCCAAAAGTTGGCAAAGGTGTGGCTACCCCACGCATTAGTCAATCTGATGTAACCCCATTAAACGTAGCATTTTCAAGTGTAACTTGCACCCTATCTGATTTTAATGCCGCTGAGTACAGCGACATTTTCAGCCAGGCTAAAGTTAACTTTGATGAGCGCCAAGAGCTTGTACAAGTTCTAGGCCACGCTATTGGCCGTAGACAAGACCAGTTGATTCTTGATGCTTTGACAGCATCTAGCACCAGCTTGACTGTTTCTAACGATATCGGTGGTTCTGATACCAACATGAACGTAGCCAAGTTGCGTGAAGCCAAGAAGTTGTTGGATAAAAATAACGTACCTCCAGAGGGTCGTAACATTATCCTCCACGCAAATGGTTTAGCATCGTTGTTGTCTGAGACAGCAGTAACCAGCTCTGACTTCAATACTGTTAAAGCACTTGTTGCTGGTGAAATCAATACGTTCTTGGGCTTTACTTTCCATATCCTTGGTGACCGCTCTGAGGGTGGCCTAGCAGTTGATGCGTCTTTAGACCGCACTTGCTTTGCTTTCCACAAAGATGCCATCGGCTATGCAGAAGGTATTGCTCCACGCACCGAAGTTAACTACATCCCTGAGAAGACCTCGTTCCTCGTGAACAGCTTGTTCTCAGCTGGTGCAATTAACATCGATGATGAGGGTATTGTCAAAATCACCGCTCGTGAATCTTAATCTAAGGAGAGACTGATATGGCATATTCTGCTGATGGTTTAGTAACTGTATGTGCATCGAAGGCTGGTAATGCTCCATCGATGTATTTGTATAAAACTGCTGACACGCAAGCAACTGTAAATACCTCTGGGTATTTCAATGCAATCACGTCAATGGTTAAAATTGGTGACATCATTTTTGTTTACGACACCACAACCCCATCTTTAGTGCTGACTTATGTTCGTGCTAATAGTTCTGCTGGTGTAGTTGATATTGCTGATGGCACAACTGTAAGTGCAACCAATACTGACTAACAGTATTTAGTATCAAGGTGGGCTATTGCTGGCAAAACTGGCAATAGCCCATTCTTACATTGGAGATTTAAATGGCAGCTGGCGATACCGCACTATCAATTTGTTCTGATGCTTGCGTGATGTTAGGCGCAAAGCCTATCTCCTCATTTAACGAGGGAACTGATGAGGCATCGATTGCTGACCGCTTGTATGCGGATATTCGCAATCAAGCCCTAATACTTTACCCTTGGTCATTTAGCTTTAAAAAGACCTCCATTGCTCAATTGGTGACAACCCCTACCAATGAGTACCGCTACGAATATCAACTGCCTGGAGACCGCCTAGGCTCTCCTAGAGCTATATATGACACCAACGCTACAGGCATCCCACCTCGTAAAGAATACAGAATTATGGGCAGCAAACTGCTGACCGATTATCAACAAGTTTACATTGACTATCAATACGCTGTGCCTGAGTACGATATGCCCAGCTATTTTGTGCAGCTGCTCAAGTACATGATGACTTGGCACCTTGCATTACCTATCACAGATCAAACAGAGAAGAGTCAGTATTGGCAGTCTGTTGCTATTGGATCACCAGCCGAAAATGGCAGAGGTGGCTATCTAAGACAGGCCATGAATATTGATGGCCAAGGACAGCCAACAAACGCTATTAATGATTTCTCGCTAATTGCGGTGAGATATTAATGGCTCGCTTTGTCTCTATCCAGACAAACTTTTCTACTGGCGAGTTAGACCCATTGCTCCGGGCAAGGGTTGATTTAACTGCCTATCAGAATGCATTAGAAGAGGCTACCAATGTGGTGTGTCAGCCACAGGGTGGCATTAGACGTAGACCTGGCACCAAGTACATTTCATCCTTGCCAAACACTAGCACAGAGTCTGCTGGCAACGGAACCCGATTAGTTGAGTTTGAGTTCAGCACATCGGATTCTTATATGCTTTGCTTTACGCATAATCGGATGCACGTCTTTAAGAATAAGGCTTTGATTACAGCTATCAATGGTGGCGCTAATGCTTACCTAGATACGTCTGCTTTTGGATTAACTGGCGCACGATTAGCTAATATCGTTTGGACACAATCAGCAGATACCCTTATTGTGGTTCACCCAGACATTGCTCCCATTAAAATTGTACGAGGAGGTACAGATGCTACCTGGACTGCTACTGCTATTACCTTTGATTCTATTCCAAAGTATGCTTTCACCGCTGCTTTTTCTAATCCAGCGGGTACGCTAACACCATCGGGTGTATCGGGTAAGGTTACATTAACTGCCAGCTCCTCGGTGTTTAGTGCTGGAAGTGTTGGCCAATACGTCAACGCATCTCCACAAGGCAGAGCCAAAATTGTTAAGTACACATCCGGCACAGTAGTTGACGCAATTACTGAGTTCCCATTCTTTAACACTACAGCCATTGCTAATGGCTCGTGGGAATACGAGTCAGGCTATGAGGATGTTTGGAGCGCTGGCAAAGGTTATCCACGCTCAGTAACTTTCCATGAAGGCCGTTTATATTTTGGTGGATCTAAGTCTCGCCCATCTACCATATGGGGTTCTAAGGTTGGACTGTTCTTTGACTTTGACCCCACCGAGGGCTTAGACGATGATGCAATTGAGGCAACGCTAGACACCAATACATTTAATGCTATTGTTGACATTATCTCTGGTAGAGACTTACAAGTATTTACAACAGGAGGCGAATTCTATGTTCCTCAAAACGGCCTTGATCCAATTACTCCAACGAATTTCTTTGTTAAAACAGCAAGCCGTAACGGCATTAAAGAAGGTGTTAGGGTTCAACAGTTAGAGTCTGGCACCCTGTTTGTACAACGACAAGGGAAATCATTAAATGAGTTTGCTTATACTGATACGCAACTTACATACGTCACGCAGAAGATATCGTTACTTGCTGGCCATCTCTTGCGTACTCCAACTCGTATGGCTTTGCGTAGGTCTGTGGCTACTGATGAAAACGACTTACTGCTAATTACTAATTCAGATGACGGCACGATGGCTGTGTTCTCATTACTCCGCGCCCAAAACGTCATTGCTCCATCAGAGTTCATTACTGTAGACGGATCCTTTGTTGATGTTGGCGTGGACATCTCAACTATTTATGTAGTAGCCAAGCGTAATGTAAACGGCACATTCCAATATTTTGTAGAGGCATTTGATAACGATTTGCTGACAGACTCTGCCAAAACTGGTGGGGTTGCTGCATCAGTTTCCATGAGCCATGTAGCTACAGAAACAGTTAACGTCATTCTTGATGGATCGGTACAGGCTAACCAAGTTGTGCCTGGTGGTGGCACAGTAACATTCCCACGCTCATCGGCCACAAAATACGAGGTTGGTTTGCCTATCTCTGTAAGAGCGGTAACCATGCCAGTAGACCTCAAACTACAGACAGGCACACGCATTGCATTTAAGAAACGAATTGTTGAGGTTAACGCATTAGTGGCTAGTACCCAGCACATGAAGATTAATACCATTGAGGTTCCATTCAGAGCGTTTGGTGACATCCTTGATGAAGCGGTTGACGAGTATACAGGTATTAAAACGATGCATGGACTCTTAGGTTATACAACTGAGGGCAAGATTACAATTGAGCAAGACGTGCCATTAAAAATGACATTGCTTGGTTTAGAGTACAAAGTAGCAACACATCAGGGGACATAAGATGGAAGTAGCAGCCATAGCACTTCTTGCAGTTAGCGCAGCTGGTTCTATTAAGGCTGGTGAAGACCGCAACAAAATGTATCAGATGCAAGCAAAGCAAGCAGAGGTTGAGTCTGACCGCAGAGCTGTGCAATATGAGTTACAGGCTAACGAGATCCTAAGACGTACCAACCAAGCCAACGCAGCTGTAGTGGCTCGTGGCTTTGCTGGTGGCACACAGGGCTTTGAGGGATCCGCTGGATTAATACAGGCTGTCAACAATACTCGTGGTGGCAAAGAGTTTATCTTTGCTTTGTCTAATGCAGATATGACTAAGCGCAGCGGTTTAATTCAATCAAGCCTATATCAAGGTGCTGGGCAGATTGCTGAACAGGCTGGTTACTTTGATGCCGCTGGTAAGTTAGGACAAGCAGCATTTATGGGAAGTAAAATTGGTAGCGCACCATCAACAGAACCACAACCACTTTAAATAAATTATGGCTGAACTTCCACGCTACCAACCAACTGGCTATCTGCCAGCAGATGTACCACGTCTAGACTTTGCTAACATCAAAGAGTCTGTAGCTATGACTCAAGGCATTAATGCATCATTAGATAGATTAGCAAACTTTGCATTTAAAGAAGCAGAGGAAAAAGCAAGACGTGAAGGTATACAATGGGCTCCAGAAAATGCACCAACCCCAGAACAAGTGTTGGCTGCAAAAGATGACCCAGATGCTTTACAAAAGTTATTTGCAAAGCCTGGCACAGTCTTTGGTGATGCGGCTAGAAAAGTTCAAGCAATTCAATTAAGAACTGAACTTGAGTCAATTGGAAGACAAAAACTAGCAGAGTTAAGCATTAAATCAGAAAGAGAAGGATATACTCTTGACCAAATTCAACAAGAAACTAAATCCTTAACCAATGGATACGCTAGAGCAATTAGCGCTGTAGATGCTGAAGAAGGCTCTAGGTTTAGAGCATCCATATCTATGGTTGGAAGTTCTCTTATTGCTACTGCTGCAAAAAAGTTTGAAAATACTTTTGTTGAACAAAGGGCAGCGCTTGTAACAGAGCATTTGGCATCAACACCAGTAACCCTTGCAAACCATATTAAAACAGTATCTGACCCAGTAGAGTTGCAAGCGTTAATAAATGCCGAATTTGAAAAGGTGCTTTCAGTTGCTGGCTCTGTAAACAAACCAGGGTTTGTAACAGAAAAAGCACAAGACTTTGAAAAAATTAAACTTAATGCAATTATTGAATATGCGATTAGTAAAGATTTTGCACCAACTGAAATAGATGGGTATAGAAAATTAATTAATAAAGATTATGGAAAGCTGTCTGAGGTAATGAAAAAAGTAAACATTGATAAATTAAAAACTCAATGGTTAGAAAAAACTGGCAACATTATTGAGGCAAATAATAAAACAAATAGTTTGGCTCTCGCTGTAAATCAGGATCAAGTAAATCAAATTTTAGAAGATGCTTATAGTGGAAAAATGGGCAGCCAAGATGCTTTTCGTAAAATAAAGGCATTAAACGTAACTCTTCCTGATAGCCAAATGAAAGCATTGCTTTCTGGAGAGGGCGCTGGAGCTACGCCAAAAGAATTTGGTAATTATGAATCAATGACTCAACGTGGATTGCTTGGCGAAAACGAAATAAACAGTCTTGCTGAAAACAAAAAGATGAGTTGGTCGCAAGCAAACAAACTTAAACAACAAGCTCGAAATCCAGATGCCCCAATGAGAGATGCATTAAGTTATGCAAGGGCTGCTGTTGGCGCACCAGGAGAAATGACGTTTGGGTTTGGATATGAAAAACAAAGATACGAAAGAGTCCAAAGTCAACTGCGTGATAAAAAATATGAAGCATTGCAAACTGGTAAACCATTTGATCCAATGCAAGTAGTAAAAGAAATTATTAAAGTAGATTCTGCAACAACAGAGCATCAACAATATGAATCTGAGTTAAAAGATTTTCAGGATAGATTAAAAAACAATGGGATTAAATATGACCCGCTTAGAATTTATACAGACAAAGACTTAAAAGATGTTGGTAAAAGAGAAAAACAAATCTTGCTTGATATGCAGTCTAAATTAAAAAGGGATAAGGATCAGTAATGATTGAGGATCGTTTTGCAGATTTAATTAGACATAGCTATCAGTTGCCAGCAGAGGTTGGGCAGACTCAGGATATTCTATTGGCATCAAATCAAAATAAAGAAAGAGTTGGCACAGTTACTGTTAGTGGATTTACAGAGCCACAAGTTGTAACTGACGTTATGCCAGAAGGTGCTGGCATGGTTCAAAAACCATCAGGTGTACGAGTTGGCCGAGGTGGTTTAACTGTTGAGCAATCGGCACAGGCTGGTGGATTAGATCGCCCATTGATGGCTTTGGCAGATATGTTGGCTGGAGCTGGACGTGGAGCTGTATCCCAAACCATCGGTATTGGTGGTGACGTAGAGAGCATTTTTACTGGATTAAAAAATGCTTTCACCAATCCAAATAACAAATCAATGGTAGATGCATTTTTTGAAGGAATGTCTCAACCAACCATATTGCCAACAACTGAGCAAGTAAGCACACAAGGATTTACATTGCCAGGTCTTAATGTTAATGTTCCAGCGTTGGCTCCTGTAGTGCCGCCTACTGCTGCCAATCAGGCAGAGCGCCAAGCAAGCGCACAGTATGGTCAAACTGGTGGTGAGTTTTTGCCATTTCCTGGGGCGGTTGATGCAGCCAAATTAGCAGTAAAAGCAATTAAGGCTACCAAGGGTATGCCAGTTGGTTTAAGTATGAAGATAGTTGGAGAGGCTCCAGCAGCTGCACCAGTTGCAGCCAAGCCAATAGCTCTTACCAACATTGGCCCACAGAGTTTGCCAGCGGTTCAAAAGATTGTTGCAGATGGCATTACATCCAATATGTCAGCAACCAAAATGATTCAGGCTGTTGAGAAACAAACAGGAACTAAGTTAACTGGAAAACAGCAAAAAGAATTAAAAGAATATGTTTCTGAAAATGTACCAAAAGGACAGATATATTCTGACCAAGCATTTAAAGATTTAGTTGCCCAGCCATTTCCATTTGAGCCATCAACACAGCGCTTTACAAAATCGTTTGATGATGCAATTAATTGGCTAAAGACACTTGATACAGAAGACACTAAAAATGCTGCACTTCTTGCAAACCAACGTCTCGCTCCAATTTTAGGAGTTGGTGTTGATGGGAAGACTAAACGTCTGCTCACGACTAATGGTAAGTTGCTAAAGACAGAGACAGGCATTGAGGGTGGTGTACCAATTGAGTTGCCAGATGGTCGTAATATTGAAAGCGCTGGATTGGCTATATCACCAGCATTTAAAGTTGGTAAATTCAGCACTTGTCCAAACTCTGCAAGTTGCGCTCAAGAATGCCTTGGCAAGACTTCTGGCGGGTACTTTGCTTATGGCGGTGGCGCAGACTT